TAAATGGGTTTTCAGCAAATGAAATTAAAATATGCCTATGGTTGTTTTGATTTAAATCTGCTGAAACAAGTTGTAAACCATTACTTAAATAGTTATATACAGCGTCAGTATATTCAGCACTAGATGCGTCTGCATCTAATCTTAAATTTTCTACGTTATATGTATTTCTAACAGAATCAAACATACCCCAACTACTACCACCATCTATATCTTTTGAAATAGTCCACTTTGGTCTAAATCCTAAATATACAAATGGACCACTAGTGCTTCCGTTGCCAGTAAAGTATGTAATTGCAGAGTATCCGGGTATTGGAGTCCAAGCATAAATAACATACGTTTGACCTGATCCGTTTCTATCGCCACTTGAGTCAAGAGTAATTACTGAACTTGTCGGCGCAGTAGTCATGGGAGAACCGGGGGATGCCCATGTTGTTGTGGTGTTTAATTCGCCCATTAACACTGAGCCTGTGACAGTGCTTAATGCTTTCCATGCCCCCGTTCCATCTCTGCGTTTAATTATCCAAAACGTAGGCGCAACACCAAGTCCATGACCAACCGTAGCACCTGATACGCCATTACCTGTGTATGTAATAATTGAAAATCCAGCACTAGCATTAACGCTTACAGTCGATGTAATTGATCCGTTGGTGTTGCTAGACGTTGTGCCTTTTCCTGCTTGCCATTGCCAAGCCACATAAGTTTGACCACTTCCATTATAAGTAGAAAATCCAGCATCACTACCTTTTGTTGCTGTAAATCCATTACTGTTATAAGACGAAACATAGCCACCGACGTTTGATGCTTGTGACAATTCTGCATCAGTATTATTAGATTGGATTTGACCACCACCACGAATGGAATCCATCCATACGTTCCATGCTGTACCGCTACGTTGTTTTACCCAAACTAAATCAGGTTGAAATCCAGCAGCGTTAGTGATTGCACGTGGACTTGTACCATCTCCTGTCCATAGCGTAGCATCCATGTACTTATTTCCGGCAAGAATAGTTCCCGTCGGAAGATTGTACGCATTGAGTGCTACATAGCCAGTTGGAGGTGTGTAGGTGAAGGGTTGTTGACCGAAATTGATTGCAGCATTACCGTTGCCACTACTATTTGTTCCTAATGATGCAAAATAATTTATTGTGGCAGGTGTAAATCCTGTAATAGCCGTTGCTTGAAGCACATTGTTTTTATAAAACGATAACGAACCTGCGCCAGAATCAAAGGCTACACCAAGAATATCGCCAACAGCTAGAGTTGCACCAGAACGAATAGTTGTGCCATTGTTGTATACAAGACCGTCACCTGAATAATAACCCCACCCATAAGCATCCCCGCCAACGTAGTTATTGAGGGAAGATGTGTTTGTTGATATACCAGCACCAAACTGAGTAGACGATATTTTTGTTACTTCCCAATACCATTTGCCGGTTGATGGAATTACAAATGTTCCTCTAACGCATCCAGCAGAAGAATTATTCCCTAAATGCTGCAAATTGCCATCTAGCAAAGTAATGCTTGAACCTTTATCTAACGGATTCATTACTGAATAATTAGCAACCGTAGCACTTGTCAGAGTCGGCACATCCGTCATTGAATCGTATGTGCTACCCGCAGTCAGCGAGATGTTATTTGTTGTCCAGTTATTACCGTTACCGCTTGAGTCGTAACCTAGCGTAGTTGTGCTAGTTGTATTTGTAAACGGTAAATAGAACCCGTTAGTACCATATGTACCTGTGTATTTAGCAGGTTGCCATACGCCTGTTACGGAATTGAATGAGCCGAATGATGATGGGGTGAGTTGCTGTCCATCAATAAAATTGATTTCAGCCATATAACCATCAAAATAAAATGGTGTGCCGGGTGCGTTTTCACCACGACCAAGCTGCGTCAAATAAGTGTTGTTGTACCAAGTTGCGTAATTTTGCGATGGATATGTAGATGATGAAAACGCTGTAACTTGAACACCGTTTACATAAAATTTAACTCTATTTGATGCAGTTGCCTGAGTTGTATCTGTTGCAATAACAATATGATACCAAGCAGATGGATCAGCAAATATTTGAGTAGTTTGCAAATTGATTTGCGTTCCTGCTGATATTCTATCAAAGTATCTTAATTGACCGTTTTCAAAACCAATAAACGCATAGTTAGATGTATTAGAAGATACACCTGAAAAATAAATACTTGATGACAATCCAATCGTGCCACGCTTAATCCAAAGACTCCATGTCCAAGTTGTTAGATTACTGGCTACAGAAGGAGTCCTATTTAAATAAGCAGATGCACTTGAACGAAACCGTAAGGATTTCGAGAGCGTATATCCACCCGCAGAGGGTGCAGCGATCTTAGCAGCACTAAACATTAGAAATTCTGCCCATAAACAGCACCATACGTATTTGTGCCATCTTGATAGAAGTTGAAAATATCAATCTTACCCGTAGCAGAAGTCGGTGTAGGTGTCGTACCACCCGCCCATTTCAATGTTGAACTACTGCTCCATGTCAACGCATCAGCAGCGTTGTACTTAACAATAATGGTGTAGCTCTTTCCTGCCACACTAGAAGGTAGCGTAATCGTTGTAGAACCGCTTGTAGTGATCTCTTGTATCGTACCGTTACTCAGAGATACAGTCGTGTTTCCTGTCGCTGTATAGAGCGTTTCTACGTAGTTAGTGACAGTTGGGTTGGTAAGCGTAACCCCCGATGACACGTTACCACTAGATATAGTTACGTTAGTTAGGGTTACGTTACCAAACGATGTAGTGGTGTTCCCAAGGTACACAGCCGTGTTACCAATCGTAATAGCTGTCGCAAAATTGGAATCCAGTTGCGATAACGGAATCGCAGTCGTTGCAGTTGCAAAGGTATATGGGACAGCCATTAGAACCTCACTCTCAATTCATGTTCAAATTCGAATCCATTTACAGTAAACGCAGGATTAGTAGATGTTACTGTAATGCCTAAATATTTTCCATACTGTGACGCATCAGTTTTGTACAAAGCGTAGCCAATCTGACCCCAGCCTATCTGTACACTACTGTTATTCACCCACGGTATCGTTTGCAGATTATTGTTCTGCCAAACCACTAGAGAAGTCAGCGTATAAGGTGGGCTTGATCCATTCTCGTAATCGACCGTTGCACTCATCGTGATCGAACTTACATTCGTAGCAGTCGCTTCAATACCGATTTTTAGAGCTTGCTTAGTGCGTATTGGGTCACCCATTGGCAACAAAGCAGTCTGAATCCTACTGGTGATGGAACCCGATACGTTCTGATATAGCTGATATAAAGTCGTGCCATCCGTACCAAACAGCGTAATACGACCATTTAGCGGGACAGAAGTGATATACGTCAGATTGTCGCCTTGAGAAGTGATAAACCACTTCTTTTCAAAGAAAACAGCTTGAATATAGCGATATGACTGCGTAAATACTGAATCATAGTATCTAAAGTTAAATGCAGCGCACAAAATGTTGTTCAGCAGCACTTGACCTGCATAAATCGGGTATGTGAAGTCGATATTAGGGAAAATACCGTCTAAAGGGTCTGATAGTTTGGTTGTCGTGCTACCAACGAGTGCATACACGCCATAATCGTTCAAAAACAGCACAGAACGGAAATACGGGAAGATCGTATACGGTCTTTTTGACCCTACAGATGCCGATACGTTTGTATTGGTGAATAACGTAACGCCATTGCTGTTAACAATAACGTTTGAGATAACATTAATTGAATCATCGCCAAATACATACAGGAAGTTATTGGCAGATAAAATCTGCTGTATGTTTCCATGTAGGGTTTCATCTGTTAAAACAAAACTGCCAGCAGAAACAGAAGTAAAATCAGTGTAGGAATTAGCAGCAGAGTAATATATAGTCCTACCCGCAGCGATCCACACACGCCCTGAAAAAGACGCAATCCCAACGTTCGGATCAGAGTTAACAATTCCTTTAAGTACTGCACCTGTTCCACCTCCACCTGAGACGGTCACCACCAAATTGGCTGCATTTGTGTAACCTGAACCTGGATTCGTAATTACAATTTCCGTTACCTGACCGCCAGCGAGGATGGCAGTACCAGCAGCACCTGAACCACCACCCCCTGAGAACGACACAACGGTATTTGCAGCGTTTGTATATCCTTTACCGCCTGTGACCACCACAGCAGAGGCTGTACCTGTCGCAAATGTCACTACACCTGCAATAGCGGTTGCACCTGTGCCTGACGCATCATTAATTGTGACGCTAGGTGGGCTTGCAGGGTTATATCCAGAACCCGCATCAACCAAAGAGATAGTTTCAACCACACCAGACAATACGGTTGCCACAGCGTTGGCTTGTGTACCGTTTGCACCAGGCGCACCAATTGTGACACTTGGGCTGACATAGCCAGAACCGCCATTTGTAACCGCAATAACGCCTACAGAACCAATATTGACAACATTATTGCCATCCCAAGAGAAATAACCCTTAGATGGATCAAGAATTAAGATTCTGTCGTTCTTCCATTGTGCGGTTTGTACTCCTGCACCACTAAATGTACCTGCACTAGCAACAACACCCTTTGTGCCATCTGTAGCGTTGTAATACTGTGCGCTTCCATCTGCCTGGAATGCAATCACATAATCTTTTAATTTAACGTTTCCAGAAGTTAAAGTCGTGGCAGTATTTGCCCACGTAACAGCAGTATTGGCTATCGTGACAGTATTGTAGTTAGGAATGATCTTTAGGTTAGCGTAACCAATAGGTTGAGCATTTTCTAACCAAGAAAACTCATCTTCTTTAATAGCTGTGCGGTTAGCTTGAGTATCAATTCCCCTAAAGGTTTTGACTACTTGATACGATTTTTTCTGCTCTGCCGCTGCCATATCAATAAATATTGCTATATGGAGATGGAATTCTTCGTGTGAAGACCGAATTCAGTACAGATTGAGCTTGTGCAGTGTATTGTTGCTTGTAAATCTCAGATTCACCAAACGATTGCTCATAGAACTTAGCCAAATACGCTGCATAGAACTGTACAGGGCTTGTATAAGGCGATTGAATGGTATCGTTGACCGTTGGCGTACTTAAACTCAAAGGTAAAGGCAAAATAACGGTATCCATCTCAATTTGATAGATTTGATCTGGAATAGGACCGATATAAATCGTATTTTGACCATATACAGAGAAACAACAAGGTCTACCAATGTAGTTTTGCCAAAATCTTAGCCTTGCATTGAAGTCTGACCAGGACAAATAGTCCAATGGCACACGAGAATTACCCCAATACAAGTTGATGTTAAGAATATCTAAAGTTTGTAGCCCTTGCGGTAAGGTTGAGAAAGGTATCTGCTCAACGTTACCTACATACGTCAAACCACAAGTACCATTTAAGAACTCAGTGCTAGGTGGATAATTGTTAAATGTGCTACCAGAACTTAATGGATACGGTGGCGCAGAACTGCTTGTTGTTCCTGCCGTTGTAACCTGGTAGGTGTAAATATTACTGAATATAAATGTTCCAGCAGCATAATAAGTATTGGCTAACCAAGGTGTTGGTGCGGTAGCGGTTACGCCACCAATCGTTGTAGCTGGAGGAGGGGGTGTTTGTATAACCTGAATCGTTCGCAGACAGCCAGTATCACGCACAAGACGTTCCCGTGCGGAATTAATGTAATCTGTTAGCTGCTGATCCGTGTAAAAATTCGCATTGGCATCATGCAGCAAACGTCTGACTTCCGTGATGTACCCGGAGAGATTTTGCGACATTTACGTTCCATAACTTAGGCTGCTGATCGGACTTTTCCCTCTGTTTGCTTTACAGCTCGCAGAGGTACTCTTTCCACCACCGGGGATTCGTGGTTCTTTTTTGGAGGCTCAGAGGAAAACTGCCACTTTGAAAGACGCTCTAATCCATCTTCCAAATCATTAGCAGTCCTAATCCATCCGAGCCTTGCCAGAAAAGGTTCTTTGTCTTCTACTTTGTAACCAAAGATATGTCGGGCTGCATCTTCATGCAACTCGACAGTTTCTCCAATCTTAAAAGTCCAGAACTGACCGCAATAGCCATCTTTAAGGATTTTGTCAGAATTGTTAGTTACGTAGATAATAGACATTTAGAAGCTCACTACATCGCCATAAACTGCAATATCAACAGTGTTACTGTTTCCACTAGCAGTGTTGACGTTGACATAAAGTGCTTGAGTGACAAAGCCAGTAACAGCAGTATTTGCGCCGTAAGCACCGTTAATTGTTAGGTCTTGGTATTTACCGCCACCTGTCAAATTACTCAGTACAACGTTTGCAACTACAGCGTTGGAGATGTTGCCATCATTAGTCGTTGTGATTGACACGTTTGCCGATGCGACTGAACCAGTAGCATTTTGAACGGTGATCCGACGAACAATAATTGCACCAGAACCAACAGCAGCATTTGCATTAGTTAAACCACCACTCAAAATAGGCAAAGTAACAACTGCGTTACCCGTAGTATTTAATGCGGTGGCTTTTACGACAGCAACACGACCATTACCGAAACTGTCAAGATAGAATTGACTGACTGAATCGTAATTAGCCATGTTTGCTCCTTAACTGTTGTAAGTGCCGGATACTGCCTGACCACCGTTGACCGTAGCCAAGGTAATCGTGGTAGCAGTAGCAACGATAACGTTTGCACGAACGTTAACACCGTCAGAGATCAATACACCGCCAGTATTATTGGCAATGAGGGTTGACCAGGTTGAAGGCGTAGCGCAAGCGGTGTTGGTGTTGTAAGCCGACACTGCTTCGATGGTTACGTTAGCCGTTGGGAACAACAGATACGTACCTGCTGGAACAATAGTTGTGCTGTTGTTACCAGTTAAGGTCGTAAGCTGCCAATAAGCACCAGGAGTGTTAGTACTGGCATTAGCGAGAACAATTTTGTTTAAACCAAGTGACATGACTATATCTCCTTAGATAGCGATTGAGTTATAGCCAGACACACGGGTCATCGACTTGGGCTTGGTCGAAACCAATTCCGCAATCATCAGAACCGCACCGACGTAACCGATTTGCCAGTTAGGCAGAGTCGATTCAAAGCCAGTAAACACGAACGAACCTTGCTCGTGAATGTAGAGCGACAGATAGTTGCTGTTGATGAAATATACCGTGCCTTCTGGACAGTATGGATCAGGATAAATTGGCACACCAGCGACCATCAATGCACGGAATGCAGCTTGAGGACCGTTGTTGTCACCATCGAAACCATGACCGGGGGTGATAACGTATTGCTCTTGACCAACATAGTCTTGAGCCAAGAGCGTCCAAGTACCGAAACCGCAAACGCCGAAAGTAGGAACTTCTGCGCCGTTCTTAACAGTACCAGAAATGTACTGAAGAATGTTTTGACGGGTTGGGTTGACGCTACCAGCAGCATAAACTTTCGACTTCCACCAGGTGTAGGTCGAACGGTTGATGTTACCGTAGGTTTGCAGGTTAGTACCGTCATCAATTGCACCGGGCAAACCGATGAATTGTTGGGTATTGGTGTAGTTGGTGTACAAGGCGGTTGCCATTGCATCCATCATCACGTTGGTCGCATCGTTCATACGAGCTTCGATCAGAGGAATAATAGCGTAGTCTTGTTGAACCGCACCTTCCATACCGAGGAATGGAACTGGAGCAATCATCAGCTTGAGGTTGAACTCAGCATTGAAAGCACCTTGCTGGACTGAAGGCTGGTTGAAAGAACCAGAGTAGTCAGACCATTGTGCGTTTACAAACTGTGCGCCCTGAACAGGAACAGTTACTTGGCTCACACCGCCTGATGCTTGCTGACTGTT